CTGTACGTGCGACCTTACCGATAACGGTTGCGTCGAACATATAATCAAGGAAGCGAGCAGACTGCTCTGGGTTAAGTAGTCCACCATTGCCATTTTCAGACGCTGTGTGTACTCCTGTTCCACCAGTTGCTGAACCGAATCCTGTTGATACCTGAGTACCAGCTGCTACGGCCTTTTCTAATGTTTCATTGCTCATTTTTATACCTACCTTAGTTGAATATTTCGTTTACGGAACCGAGGAAAGAACCGTTCCATTTAGATTTTTTGATTGTTGTTGCTTCTTCTGATCGGCCAAGATCTGAAGACTTCTTAATTGCAGTCTCTGATTCTACTGCGTCGACACGCTTTTGTACACCATCAATCGTGTTCTTGATGTTATTTACAGCGCTTGAAAGTGCTGTGTGTTGTTCTGCCAACTCTGAAATTCTAGCATCTACGCTCTTGCTGAAAGTTTCAACAGTCTCTTGGATTGTTGTTACTTGTGCTGCATTTGCTTCAGATGCCTTGTTTAGAGTTTCTGAGAAAAAGCCTTTTAGATCGCCTAACATCTTCGCAAAATCAGGTTCATCAACCTTATCTTCTGATACTTCGGCTGCTTTTTCCAGAGTCTCGGCAGGAACGTCTTCTGCTACTGCATTTTCTGCAGGAGCCTCAGCTGGAGCTGCATCATCTGCAACAACTGCTGTCTCTTCAACGGCTACTTCAACTGCTGCATCTACTGCAACATCTTCAGCAACTACGTTTTCTGTATTTTCTGACATTTCATTACCTCCTTCTGCGTTTGCCTGTTTTGCAATTGTTTGTGTTTCAGGCAACGTAAATCTTGAGTGCTTGTACGCATCAAGAATCTTATCAATCTCTTTTGCTTTATTGACATCTGAACTCTCAACCCAACCAATTAGTTGTGCTGGCTTACCAGATACTGGTGAGTCGTATGTCTTCTCTGTTGAGATAAAAACAGAATCACTGTCTTCACAGTAAAATATGTTTTCAGTTACTACGCCTACTGCAATTCCCTTAGCAATGTATTGTCCATTTACTTTCTGAATAGAAAGAATGTTACAAAGTTCATTTGCTGGTGAATCAACAATAGAAAGTTCAATTAGTTCATAGTTCTTAATAAATCTTACGGTCTTACCGTTCGCCTTGTTAACTTCGTTATCGGACTCAAGAATCTTTCCGCCGATTGAAAATCCTGATAGAGTTCCGTCTAAAACTTTTTCCCAGGTGTCCTGAGCGCCTTTTGAAATGTATGCATCTACATAAACTCCGTTAAAAAATTCTTTTGCTTTTGGGTCATAGAAGCTTTCTGGTCTAAATGAAACCATCTTGCCTACCGCATTTGATCCATGCATTTCACGAATGTTTCCACGGAAACTTTCGAATGCTTTAAGACTTGATTCTGCTGTTACAACATCACCAGTCTGATCAACATTGTCTAGGGTTGCAAATCCAGATACGGTTCTCTTTTCACGGTTAACCTTAGTAAAAGGTACCGACAGATTAATAACGTTGCCGTTAGAGGTCCATAAAGACTTTTCAATGTTCATATGCTTAATTTTATAGTGTTATAGACTATAAAGCAAATAACAGTTGAGTGGACTTAGTCGACCTGTCTTCCGTCGCCTTTGGCATTTCGTCCTTCTCCAGAATTATCTGGGGCGGTTGCCTGTCGGTCTTGGGATCTTTGTCTGGTATTTCCAGCTTGGGCTGTCTGCTCTGCAGCATCCTGACCCTTTAAATCTACTACTTCGTCCCCGCCATCAAGAGGGATCATACCCTTTCTAATTCTAACTTCATTAGGGGTAATTACTTGCATTCTTAAATATCTTTCGTCAATCTTAGACTGGGTGTCTTCGTCAGTAAGAGTTAATTCATTAAATTTAAGGGTTAATGCATCTGTCTTTTCCTCAAATATTTTATTTAATTTTTTCTCTAAAATCATTTGTGCTGGTCGGCAAACCTGCTCTTTAAATGTTTTATCTGCATCTCTTGCTACTGCTAAATTAACTCCTTCTGGGGTTCCAATTTTATTAATCGGGACACGGTGGGCCAATAGGATTTCATCTCTATTTGATTTGCGATAAACATTAAATGAAGACTCCTGTGGATTTGCCTCAACAGGCTCCATTTTAAATTCGGTTTTTGAGTCTGGAGTATCCCCTGGAAGTGGAATATATAGGGATCTGTGATTCTTTCCCTTTAACCCAACTTGGAAAAACTCAAGCAATTTACGCTCTGACTCTGGAGAAAGCTTTGCTCCCTTTACTGTAATAATATATCTTGGGACTGCTTTGTTTTCAAAATAATCAAGGTTATATCTTCCAGATAATTCGTTACCTGCCAAAGAAACCTGGGCTGCAATAATATCTGCAACTCCGTAGTAGTTGTTCATTGGGGTATATTTTTTTAAATGAATAATTTCATTTGGGCGATCTTCTTGTCCAGCAATTGGATTCTCTGTTTCCGAATCCCCAAAGTTGTTAAAGTATACTGCCTTTCCGTAAAGCAATTGAATAAAGCCGTCTCTAAGTCTACGCACACGCATAGTCTTTGCTGGGATGTGCCCGATGTATCCAATGTTTCCAGCAGTTGTTCTGCCTATTTCAATGTAGCCATTTCCAGTTGCTTCGTAGTCTGTGAATACCTTAATTAATGTTTGAGTAAATGTATCCTCATCGTTTGTTGTATCAAGCCATGAGTGCAGATCTTGTCTTAATTTGCTTAGCTTTCTACGTGCTCTTTCAAGAGACTTATCATCTGTAAGGGAATCAATAGCATCGTTTGTTTTCTTTGTTTCTATAAAATCATATCCTAGCCCAACAATGTTTGCCACCTTAGCATTAATTGCGGCATAGTTGTATGTTGAAATCTCGTATACCTTTGAAAGATATTCTAGGTTGTATGGAGGCTCTACCAAGTCGAACATTGCATAGCCAGTGATTGCTTGTGCTAATAGGTTTTGCTGTGTTCCAGTTTCTTCTCTGCCTGTAAATGACTTAGAAAACTCTCTGTTAATTTTACGCTTAAACGAAGCCCCTAGCCCTCTTACTTTTTTTAAATCTTCTAGGCCTGCTAAAAATGGGTCGTTTGTCATCTCATTTTTTTCTAGCGAAAACCAGTCCGCGTTGTTTGAAATATTAATTATGTTTTCTGAGTTATCTTCATCAAGAAATTCTGCGCTCATCTTAGCCCCTTTAGTTTTTTCATTTCGTCCTTATAGTTACCAATATCAAATGGGTCAGGAACTAGTCCCCAGTCGAGTCTTTGTTTTTGGTGCTCAAATTCTTCATCATTAATTTTCCTTCTAGCGGAAAGAAATTTAGGCCCGCCTTCGTATATGCCGAACGTGCTAACTTCTCTAGCCAGAGCATCGATGTTGGCTCTATTTCCCTTTTTGGACGTAACTGAAAGAAAGTTCCCATCATCGTCCCCAATCCATCTGCCGTCTGGCATCTCCCAGACATATATGCCTAGTGTTGATTCTTCTTCAAGAATTTTGCTTCTTGTCTTGTTGATATCCATATGACTTTATTTTACCATTATTGTCTACTCAAGTCCAGCTTTTTGTCAACCAATGTGACAAAATTAAATAGTTTGTATGACTACCCAGTCGCTGTTGTATGCTTTTGGGGTAGAATCTGTCAATGTCATGGACGTATCTGACACCGAAACATTTGGTCGGGCAATATAAGACCCATAATGTTCCGTAGCCAAAGCCTCAGACATTTGATAATCGTATATAGCAATATTTTTATATAGGCTGGATGGCCCTCCTGCGCCTGCATAGTTAAACTTCAATACACCTGAACAAGGTTGTGTTAGAACTAATACAATATGATGCAGGTTATCTGCTAGGAATACATTGGATATATTTGTCTGGCTTGTTCTGTCTACTCCGTTTACGTATATCTTTGAGATATTAGTCTTTGTGATCGTCCCGCTATTTGTCCAGGAGTATCTAGAAGCCGTGTATAGGCCTTCTGAGGACACATCGAATAGAGTACTGGCCGTAAGGTCAGAAGGTGTAAAAAACATCTCTATGGTGCTTACAGAGTCTTTTACGGGTATGTTAAATCCTGCACCTGCCCTTGTTTGAAGGCCATTATTCTTATGCCTTAAAAGCGGTGGATAGCTAAATGATCCCAGGGAATAGTCGGATGTAGATGTGGCATAATATCCAGAATTTTCTGAATAGGCATCGATTGAGGAATAAAAGTCTAGTTTAACTGAAGATAATTTTGGAAGGTATTTAGAAGCATCTGTTGTAGACATTGTTATTCTAAGGAATACATTGTTTGTTGTTATTGGTGCCAACTTATTATAATTAGGCAAGGACTTACCATTTTCACACATAGAGTAATTGATTCCATCTATGCTAGATTGTACTGTTATATTCTTGTCCGCCTTCCAATAGATCTTAGAGGTTGTAGCACCCATGTCTGTAGGGATGTTTATAATCTCATTAATTTCAACAGATTTTGCTATGGCAGTATCTGTCTTGTAAAAAGTAAGGGATTGATTTGTCTTCTCATAATAGACATCATCATTTACATAGTTTTTTAATTCAGTCAAAGAGTATCGGTACACAGGCTTAATAAATTCATCATTTAGCTGAAATAGCTTACCCCCGTCAGTTCTAATAAACTGAATAGGATTTACGTGAAATGTGCCAGCAATAAAATGCTCTCTGATTTTTTCTGATGTGAGTGCCTCACGATATATGGCTGGGGCATCTACTATAAAATAGTCTGTTGATGTAGATGGACCTATTGAAAGGGTAAGCGCTGTATTTGTGAACTTAAACCCTGTGATTGATTTAGTAGCAACATTATACCCGTCTACATATAGGGACATGCTAGATTGAGAATATGTGGCCACAACATGCATAACCTTACTGGTGTTATTTAATGTGTAATACAGCTCTTGATCTTCGAGCTTAAATACTAATGATCCAGCCTCGTAATATATTCCAATTCCCGCCGTATCATCTGCCATTAAAACTGTTCTTGATGTGCTATTAATTTTAGGGTATACCCAAACCTCTAATGAGAAGTTGTTCTGTGAAGTATACTTATTAGCGAATCCACCACTTACTGTTGAGCCATAAAAATCTTTTGTTGTAGAAAGAATAATTGATTTGGTAGAGCTAATTAAATTTCCTGAAATGCCACCTGGAATTAATGGAAGAATATTTGATTGAAGTCCACCAACATACGTTCCTGAATTTCCACATCCTGATATATCTATAGCAGTGGTTCCAGAAGACTCATCTAATGGCAGAAGTGCAATTGGATAGTCTTTAATTACCTTTAGTTGATAGCTCATAATTCCATTATACTATATTTAAAAGC